TGATCGCCTCGATCGAAGACTCCTCCAGTAATAAGAGGCAACTCCTCTCACTCTTACCAGAGGAAGGTGAGAAGAGTTTTAATTACTCTGGAATACGAGAGATAGTCAAAGCTATCCTCGATAGAAATGAGGTGAAATACCCTCAAAAAAGTCTGTCATCTGACAGTAAAGTAGCTCAAGCGCTACTAGAAGCAGCTCTCGCATTAGAGCTGATAAGTGAGGAAGAATTCCTCCTACATAATACCTACGTGAAAGAACGTAGAAGCCCCTCTCCTAAAAAGAGGGTGGAAGATATAGCTCCAACTGAGCTACCTCAACCAAAGGAGGTTGAAAGGGAGGTAATAATGCCTCCGAGGGAAATCGTTGCTCCTTTGCAACGTCAATTATATAGCCAAATAGTGGCTTTAATTGATCCTGAGGTGGAACCTCAGGAATTTCGTCTGCCTAAAGAGCAGATCACCTATGATGTAATCATAGAGACTAGATCCGAAGATCTAGATTTATTAATAGCTGCAAGAAAGCAGCTAAGAAAAGAAATTGACTCATCTGAGTCAAAGACAAGGTTAGATCTTGCCCTCCTGAAGATTAAGGAGGATATTATTAATAAATTCGATGAAGCTATCGGAAAAATTAATAACGGCCTACCACTAAAGGTTTCTACCTTAGTAGAAGAGCAGGAGGAAGAAATCCTAATCCTCCAAGTTCAGAAGAGAGATAGAGACATTACGTACTCTATGCTAAAGAAATGGAAAGCAACCTATGGAGCATTTCCAAAGTTCGAGATTACAAAAAGTACTCTCAAAATTACGGAGAACCCTGTAATAGATACACTACAGGGAACTCTAAGAGTTATGGCTCCTAAGGAGAGTTTAACCAAGGTTAACTACTCCCTAAGGACTGTAAAGAGCATAGATCTACTCTACGATCTTGCTGCCTTATTAAAGAAAGATGGGCTTGAGGTTGACCTCGCCTACATCTTTAACTACGATGCCTGGCCTGAAATATACAGACCAAGGATGATCCAAGCACAATCTCTAGATAAAGAGATTAAGGTGATCATCTCCGAGCTTAAGCAAAAGCAGGAGAAAAGTAAAGCGACTGAGGAAGACAAAGTCTTCATCAGAAATTGGTATATCTATACCAAAGATCGCATGTTAGAGATCCTAGCCTACACTGAAGTAGACGATATGGAGGATCTCCCACAAGAATGGAAGATGTTCATTGCTGACCTTCCAAACTATAAGGACCCTCAGAAAGAATTAACGAGGGCGCTTTCCGGATTCATGGACTTGAAAGATGTCTATGAAGTGAAGGAAAAGATTCAGGAGAAACGAAAATCTTGGAGCGAAATCGTTTCTGAAGTTAAGCCTAGAG